GTGACATCTCTCCATAGTGCTCCAAATCGTCAAGTGACACGGCCTCTTCGGCTTCGGATTGCGTGTATACACGCACTCCTAGGGCCTGAAGCCGAACAACCGCTTTATCAGTATCATCTAGGATGACCCCCCGTAGTTTACGGGAGTCTCCCGAACCGTTCGCCATGCGAACGGCGATCTGATCAGAGTTGGTAATACAGTACCTCAGGTGTTCCGGAAGGATTGACTCAATCCCCGGGAGGGTTAATAACCCTCTCCCTCCAAAAATCTGTGGTACATAACTGCGCGGATCCTTCAGATATTCCGATGGAAACCATCGGCCTAAGCCCAGCTTCTGGAGCATTAGAAGGTTCGTGCAAAAAGTCAAGTCCCACCTGGCCCAGCTCATACTCTCAGTGAGAGCCTTAGCTTTGCCAGGAAAAGGATTTGTTTCCTCGAAAACAGCGCTGCCCACTTTCCGACGGTCGGAGAAGAGGCGCAGCCAAACGTGATCGAGTTTATATTTTGGTCCGTTAACCAGTTTCCCTTGCCTTGCAAGTTTAGACAAAGCGCGCAATGCGTACTTTGGTCCCGGAGCTGGCTTAATTAAGAAATCCTGACAGTAATGCGCCCCGTATCGCGAGATGCAGTACTTATCCCAGGAAATCTCACCTGACCAATACTGCAAGACTCTCGGTATTTGCTTCAAATACGAGATCTTGCCTATACCGATATGATCGTCGCCCGCACAAGCATACTGATGCAGTTTGCCTTTTGAGCGACGATAATCGAGAACCGAAGGGTTGAGAGAGACCGGGTCGGCGCGCGCTGCGCGCTCAGCCGCGATACTCAACAACGAGAGTATCATCTTCGTGAGGGGTTCCCCCATCAAGACGGCTCTGGTTGTTACAAATCCCTTGTAAGTGGTACCTTCGTGCTGAACCGCCAATGGCGTTTCACCTTTTAAGTACCTTTTGTAAATTGCTTTGTTCCGAGTCCCGCCGTTCAGGTTGAAGCAGCTGGGTTTCGAGACCAATAGTCTCGGCGAACAAACAAGATCGATCGCGTTGTCTAGGTAGCCAGTGGCTGGGTGGGTGTCGAACCTACCACCTAGGAACGCTTTCATAGCACGAGCAGCAACGTCGTGTTCTAGCCAGTCTGTGGCTGCGGTTAGATCGGACGTTGAGATAGCCTCTATCTCCCGCCACGAACTTGCGTGTCGTCCGAAGGACGCCTCGAAGTTCCAGGCATGGTCTGCTCCTTTTAAGCCAACCCTACACCCAGGTATCGATAACATCGTGTCCTTGATTAGGTGGCTAGCCGGCGACAAGTAAAGA